ATCGACACGATCAATCAGTAATGAGTATTTTATTAGCAAAAGAAAAAATAAAACCTTTACATCCTCATTCAACTTTCTTTGCTTACTTTGGCAATCCTGGACATTTACCTCATGCAGAAACTGTTTGTTTATTAAGTCAAGGCTACTAATGTTTCAATTACTCGCAACTACATACATAATAGCAAAGTTTATCCCAAAACCTATTTGGTTACATCGTAAACCATTTACGTGTCCTCTTTGCTTAACTTATTGGAGTTTCTTAATTTATCAAATAATTAACTTTACTAACTATTTTGATTTATTGACTATTCCTTTTACCTTTGCATTAATAGCTTCTCTCTTTGAACGATTAAACGATAGGTATCTATGACCGAAGAAATAAAACAATCTTTGTTAAATTGGGAATCAATGGGGAAAAATTACTCACCAACATTTAACTGGACTGAATTAAACGAAATAGCAATTAAGTTAGGTAACAAACCTTTTAACTTAGGTTGCTCAGAATGTAGAAGACAATTACTTGAATTTTTACTAGCAACAATCAAAGATGGAATCAGTAAATAACCCTGAACACTACGGAGGTAAACAAAATACCTACGAAGCTATAAAAGTAATTGAAGCATGGGATTTAAACTTTCATTTAGGCAATGTAGTAAAGTATATAAGCAGAGCAGGTAAGAAAGATAAAACTAAACTTAAAGAGGACTTATTAAAAGCAAAGTGGTACTTAGATAGATATATAGATGAATATACAAAAGGTTAAAATAAACGCAATAAAAAGCAATCCAAACAATCCTCGATTAATTAAGGATGATAAATTTCATAAATTAGTTAAGTCGATTAAGGAGTTTCCTCAAATGCTTGAGTTAAGACCAATAGTCGTAAATGATGAAATGGTTATACTTGGAGGTAACATGAGACACAAGGCTTGTATTGAAGCTGGGTTAAAAGAAGTAACAATCGTAAAAGCAAAAGATTTAACCGAAGAGCAACAAAAAGAATTTATAATTAAAGATAATGTAGGATTTGGTGAATGGGATTGGGATATATTAGCTAATGAATGGGACACAGAAAGTTTAGAAGAGTGGGGGCTAACAATACCTAATTTTGAAAATATAGATTATTCAAATAAAAATGAAGAAATTGATATTGATAGTTTAGATACTGAAATGATTATTAAGTTAAAATATACTGAAGAAGAGTATAATTTAGTTAAGGACCAATTAAGTAAAATTGCATCAACTCCAGAGCAAGCTATATGGAAATTATTAGGCAATGAGTAAACATAGATTTAATTATAAGTGGTATTTAAAAGATGGTTATCCTAAAAGCCACGGGTTAAAAGTGTTCGGTACTTTTATTTGTGGGGGCGGTTCGACTATGGGTTATAAGTTAGCAGGGTTTGAACATTTGGGAGGTGTTGAAATAGATCCTGAAGTTGCAGATGTTTATAAAACTAATCACAACCCTAAATATTTATTTATTGAAGATATTAGAGAGTTTGCAAAGCGTACTGATTTTCCTGAAGACTTATATAATTTAGATATTTTAGATGGCTCTCCTCCTTGCTCTTCATTTAGTATGGCTGGCAATAGAGAAAAAGATTGGGGCAAAACAAAAGTATTTAGAGAGGGTCAAGCCGAACAAAGATTAGACGATTTATTTTTTGATTACATAGCACTTGCAAAAAAGTTACAGCCAAAAGTTGTTATTGCTGAAAATGTAAAAGGATTAATTCAAGGTAATGCAAAGGCATACGTTCACAGGATTAAAAAAGAATTTGAAGCTGCAGGATATAAAGTTCAATTGTTTTTATTAAATGCTGCAAGTATGGGCGTGCCTCAAAAACGTGAACGTGTATTTTTTATTTGTCAAAGGAATGATTTAAACTTTCCTAAATTAGAATTAAAGTTTAATGAAGAGTCAATAAAATTAGGTGAATTCATAGATAGCTCAAAAGGATTAAATTTATCAAAAGACGGAAAGTTATATTCAGATTGGTTACAAAGAATAGAAACAGATAAAAATTTTGGAGATATTTGTTTAAGAACAGAAAAAAAACAAAAAAGCTTTGGAAGAGTTTTGATTAAAAAAAATGATTATGCTCCGACAATTGTAAGCGGAAACCAATATATTTATTTTGATGAATTTAAAGAAATATCAAATCAAGATATTCAACAAATAGGTAGCTATCCACTTGATTACAACTTTAAAAAAATTGAACCAAAGTATTTAATAGGTATGTCAGTACCTCCAGTAATGACTGCACAGATAGCAACTGAAATTTATAATCAATGGTTTAAAAAATAATAATGACAACAAATTCGGACATATTAAAAAAGGCTATGTTAGAGGCACTTGAAAAGAGTTTAGGTGTAATAACATCAGCATGTAAGCAAGTTGGCATAGCAAGGTCTACTCATTATGAGTGGTACTCAAAAGATAAGGACTATAAAAAGGCAGTAAAGGATATTGAGAACGTAGCTTTGGACTTTGCAGAAAGTCATTTGCATAAACAGATAGCAAAAGGCAACCCACTTAGCACTATGTTTTATTTAAAGTGCAAAGGCAAGAAACGAGGTTATATTGAGCAACAAGAAGTAAAGGTAACAGGCAACATGAAATTTACAGCGGACTTTGGCGAAAGCAGTACTATACACACCACACAAGAACCAGAAGAAAATTCATAATGCAATAAACAACGGAACTGAAAAATACTATGTTATCAATATAGGTAGGCAGTTCGGGAAAACTTTATTGGCATTGAATCAAATGTTATTTTGGGCCCTAAATAATAAAGGCTGTAAGATAGCATGGGTAAGTCCTGTTTATAAACAATCCAAAAAAGTATTTGAAGAAACGTTTAAGGCATTTGCTAAGCGAATGGAGATATACCGAAAAGTTAACCAGTCAGAATTAATTATAGAGTATATTACAGGCTCAACAATTCAATTCTTTTCAGCGGAGCGATACGATAACATTCGTGGTTTCACATTTGATTACCTGGTATGTGATGAGTTTGCTTTTATGGATGAAAAAGCATGGACGGAAGTTTTAAGAGCAACTGTACTCGTAAAAGGTAAAAAGGTGCTTTTAATTTCAACTCCAAAAGGTAAAAATCACTTTTACAAAATGCACCAATTGGATGGCACTAATGAGCAGTACAAATCATTCACAATGACAAGTTACGATAATCCAATGATTAACCCATCCGAAATAGATGATGCAAAGTTAACACTACCTGAAATGATATTTAGGCAAGAATACTTAGCGGAGTTTATTGATGGTTCTGCAATGTTATTCAATAATCGACAACTAACGGATAATAAATCTTATGGCAAAGCATTTGCAGGAATTGACTTAGGTAGAGCAGATGATTATTCTGTGCTATCTATATTCAACGAAAAAGGCGAACAGTTTTATATTGAACGCTGGAGGCATAGTGATTGGTCCACAATAGTAAAGAATATCGCAAATGGACTTAGGACAAATAATGTCCAAACTGCATTAGTTGAGGTTAACTCTATTGGAGACGTGATATTTGAAATGCTACAAAAAGAATGTTCAAGTTATTGCACTATTGAACCATTTGTAACTACTAATCAAAGCAAAAAAGAAATAGTTGAAAGTTTAATAGTGGCCAATCAAAATAAAGAGGTTAAATTTTTAAACGTGGATTGGTTAGACAAAGAACTTGAAATGTTTACTTACGAATACAACCCAAAAAGCCGAGTAATTAAATACGGTGCAACAAGTGGATTCCATGATGATGGTGTAATGGCTTCATGTTTAGGATTCCATTCTTACTCTAAATACAAAACAGGCAGATACACAATAATATAATTAAAAGGTACTTTTTAAAATGATGAAGATTGAATTACCAACAAGTTGGCACGATATATCAATAGAAAAATTTCCTTTAATCTACGACATTGTTAGAGATAAAGAGATTGATCCTATTGATAGAGAAATTCGAGTTATTTCTATTTTGGCTGACATTACAGTAGCAGAAGTTGAGAAAATAAGAATTGACCAACTTAAAGAACTTATCAAGGCTGTAAACTTTATTTTTAAAATGGAGTTTCCTAAATCAGTTGAGATGTTTAAGCATAATGGTTTTAGATGGGTAGTAAATTATGACATCAGTAAATTAAGTGCAGGAGACTTTATAAGTCTAAGCAAATTAACAGAAAGCGAAGAAAGTATTATCGGTAACTTACCTCAACTTGTGGCAATGTTTGTTAAGCCTTATAAACTTAAATGGCTTAAGTTAAAAGAGGTTGAAATGGACTATGTAGAAAAAGTCCAACACATTAAGAGCATGAATGTAGGTATCGTTTATCCTTTGTGTGTTTTTTTTTGCAAAGTTATAGAAGGTTTGTATCCTCATATAGAGGATTATTTGGTAAAACAAATGAACGAAGCGAGGATGACAATGGAGAGCGAATTGAACGAACTGAAGAGCAAAAGCATTTAGACTATTGGAGTTGGTATGTTACATTGGATAGCTTAAGCGGAAAGGATAGAAGTAAGTGGGATTTTTACTTAAATATGAATGTAGTTGCGTTTTTAAATTATTTGAGTTACATAAAAGACAGGAATAAATGGCAAAAATAAACCAACAGCAATTTAGTGAGTTAGATAACTTTTTATCTGATGCAGAAAGTAAGCTAACAGGTGACCAAGACATTTATTCTCAAAAAGTAAATGACTTTTTAAAAAGAGTTAAGGATAATTTAGAAAAATACAAGTTTAATGCTTCTGAAAATTTATCACAATCATTAAGGGCTTTACCAATTAAACAAAAACAAAACGGAGTAACTGTAACCATTGAACTCGAAGATTACTGGGAAGATTTAGAAAAAGGAACACCTGCAAAAGGTTTATCAAAAGAAAACTTAAAAAAGCTACAGCCTAAGATTTTAGAATGGATAAGTTATAAACCTGAATTACAAAGCATTGCAGGAGACAAGAAAGGACAAAGGTCTTTATCCTATGCAATAGCTACAAACATACTTAAAAAAGGAACTATCAAAAGATTTGGATATAAAGGTAAACCATTCTTAACCGAAGAAATCCCACAATTAGAAAAAGACATAACTCAAGAATTTGAATAATGGCATTAACAATATACAATACACCAAACAGCTACGCACCCGTTTACAACCAAATGATTTTTACTTTGAGTAGTACAAACGTTGCTCAATCTAATTTTCGTTACATCGCGGATATTTATGTAAATGGATCAAGTGATTATACACGTTTAGAAGTTGGAAGAAACCCAACTAACAACTATGGAACATTTGATGTGGCTGGTATCATTCAAAACTTTTTAACTAGAGACTTTGAAGATAACACAACTACATTTAAGCAATGCGGTAACTCGATAGCATATTATGAAGTAAAGTTTGGTGAGCAGTATGGGGCCAGTAGTGGAATAACTAACTATCCTAACTTAACAACAAGTTCAGGTTATTGTTTTAACGGAGTGTTTAGTCCTTTAGACTTTTTAGATTTCCAAACTAACACCTATGTACTTCAAAATAGTTCAAGTCAATTTCTAACTGATAGGCCAACATTTGAATCGAGAACAGGTGAGAAATTGATTTTAGGTTTTATGACAGATGCTGCAAATGAGGCAAAGTTTTTAGAGATTATAACCTATTATGATGAAGGAACGATATTTAATACAGTTACAGTTGCTAATCCTTATGCATCAATAAGCAATAGGCAAGACCGTTCAATTAATGTACGTGTAGATTATGACTGGCTAACTAGTTTAGTAAATGCAGACTTATCAAGCGGTTCAACACCTATCTTCGTTGTTAATTGGGAATACTATGATATAAGAATTAAAAACAGCACAGGAGCGATAGTAAGTGAAACAATCCGTATTTATCCTGGAGAAGATATTTGTAGTAAGTATACACCTATTCGTTTTAAGTTTATGAATAACTATGGTAAGTATGATTATTACACTTTTACAGGCGCAATGACTAAGAACACCAATATTAAACGAAATACTTACAAAAGCAATCCAAATCAATGGAGTGGCACTAATTACAACTACTCAACAACAAGTAGAGGACTAAGCCAATACGAAACTGTATTAGATGATACTATTACAATCAATAGTGATTGGATTACAGAAGATGAAAGTATTTGGTTAGAACAATTAGTAACAAGTCCTGATGTATATATTTACGATGGTAGCAACTTAGTTTCAGTTAACATTACAGATAGTACTTACCAAACAAAATACGAAGCTAGTCAGCAGCTATTCAATTTAGTGGTTTCATTTACTTACTCACAAAACCGTAAAAGACAAAGAAGATGATTTTAACTAAAATATACATTAATAACGAGCAGATAGATTTAAAAGAAGATGTTTCAATACCTCTTAACTTTAATATTGCTGATATTAGAGAACCTGAGAAACGCAGTACTACATGGAGTAAGACTGTTATATTACCAGGCTCTACTTTTAACAATGAATTGTTTTCGAATATATGGAATGTTAATGCAGTCATTAATAGTACAGGCACTACTAACTTTACTCCGAATTTTAACCCGAATTTAAAAGCACAGGCTGAAATTACTTACAATGAGGCAATTCAGTTCAAAGGAATTTGTCAATTGTTAAATGTTAATGTAACTGATAAATACGAGATTGAATATGAAGTAGCTTTCTTTGGTGAGTTGCAAAACGTTTATCAATTTTTTACTAATGGTTATTTAAGAGACGTTGATTTAAGCGAATACAATCATACGTTAAATGCTAATGTTCAATTGTCAAGTTGGAGCGCGCCAATAGGTGAAGGCTATGTGTATAGTATGATTGATTACGGGCATAGAATAAATAGTGAGTTTAAAGTAGAAGAAATGTATCCTGCTATTTATGTAAAGACAATAATTGATAAAATGTTTTTACAGGCAGGTTTTAGTTATCAATCAAACTTCTTTAATACAGAATTATTTAAAAGATTAATTATTCCTTATTCAGGTGGTTCATCATTATTATTGACAAATGATCAAGTAGATAATAGAACATTTAGGGCTTCGAGTACAACTGTTCAATCAATAAATATAGATGCATCTTATACTCAAAGTTATTTATTTCCTAATATACCATATAACGAAATAATTTATTTTCAAGATGAAACAACACCACCTAATAGAGATAATGGTGGCGTTTTTTTTAATCAATTTACGTTTCAAGCTAAAGCAAATGGTAATTATGATTTTAAGTTTTCATTTAGTTTAGATGTAACACACAATTGTATAAATCCAACAGCATATGTGCCTAGAAATTATCAATTAGGTACAATTTATATTGTTTCAAGTTCATATGGAAATGATATACCTATAGCTTCTATTCCTGTTATTTTAAAACCAAGTGATAGCAGTCCAGATGTAGCTGATGCATTAAATGTTTCAGCAGGATCAACTAATTTAGTTAACCAAGGAGCAACTACTAATGTTTATAGCGGAATATTAAGTGGAGTTGTAAGCATGGTTCAAAACGATACTGCTGCTGTTTTATTTGCACCAGGTTTCGGTAAAATATATAGTACAACAGCATCACCATTAGGTGGTATACCTGACCAAAATCAAGCAACATCTTATCCAACAGTTAATTTTAAAATAAATAGTTCATTCTATTGTAACCTTAACAATAATAGCGTTCAAAGTGGTGATACTATTATTTTATCAAATGCTTTACCTGATAAAATTAAACAAAGTGATTTTTTTAACTCTATTATTAAAATGTTTAATCTATTTGTTGAGGTAGATAAAACAAATCCAAAAAAACTAATAATTGAACCAAGACCTACATTTTACACAAGCGGAGTTACAAATGATTGGTCTTTAAAATTAGATTACTCAAAAGAGACTAAAATAGTCCCAATGGGTGATTTAAATAATAAGACATATCTATTTACATATAAACAAGACAATGATTATTTTAATACTAACTATTATAATAATTATACAGAAGTATATGGACAAAAAAAATACGATATACAAAACGATTTTTTAAAAGGCGAGGTAACAACTGAATTAATTTTTAGTCCTACACCATTAGTGAACACGATAGGACATGATAGGGTAATACCTAAAATTTATCAATTAGATACAAATGGCACTATTAAAACTTGTCAATCTAACATTCGTATTCTTTACTATGGAGGTCTAAAAGATACAGCTTATCCATGGAGACATATTACCGATTCAGGTGGTGCTTATATAAGAAATCAATATGCTTATTGTGGACATTTAGATGATTTTCAAAATCCAACAATAGATTTAAACTTTGAAATACCAAGACAAGTTTATTATTCGCCTGAAAGATACACAACTAATAACCTTTATAACGTTTATTGGAAAGATTATATTGAACAAATAGCAGATAAGGATAGCAAATTATTTACAGGCTATTTTTTAATAAATGAATTTGACATTCAGAGTTTGGATTTTAGAGATACGTTCTTTTTTGAGAATGAGTATTGGAGACTAAATAAAATAATTGATTACGACCGAGTAAGTAACCAACCTACTAAATGCGAGTTTATTAAGTTAAAAACATTGCCACCTTTTGTAGCTGATGAAGGATTTGATACAAATGGCGGTGTAAAAGATGATTTAGATATATCACCAACACAGCGAAACTCATATTATAATGATAACATAGTTACAGAAGGTGCTATTGTTAGCGGAAAGTCAAATGTAATTGAATCAGGCAATGGAGTTATAATAGTTGGTAATAATAACTTTGTTGGAAACAATAATCAAAATGTTTCAATCTTAGCATCTTCTGGTGTTACTGTTTATCCAAGTTCAAATAATGTTAGTATAACAACATCAACTGGCGTTACTGTATTAAGTGGGATTTCAAATGTAAGTGTAACAAATAGTTCAGGAATAACAGTTACAGAATCAAACGTAACTTACAATAATGGTATTAAAACATTAAACAGTGTTAATTATAAAAAGTATGTTGCTTTACTTAATCAAACAGGGACAAATGATCCAACTGCTTATGTTTTAGAAAATACATTAAGTTCGGGAATAGTATGGACTAGAGATACAACAGGAGAATACTTAGGAACAGTAACAGGGGAGTTTACCGAAAATAAAACAGTTTCTTTTTTAACTATTACAGATAATGGAGAGGCAATGGCTGGAAGAAAAAATTCAAACACAATAGCTGTATATACTTATAACTCAAGCGGAGCAGCAACAGATGGTAAATTGACAAATTCAAGTATAGAGATACGAGTTTATTCATAATTGGTACTTAAAAGATAATGGCAAAGACTACAATTGAAATAGATGTAAACACAGGTGACTCGGCTAAGTCGCTTGCTGATTTAAGAAACGAGTTTAAAGACATACAAAAAGAGCTTTCAGGATTAACACCAGGAACTGAAAAATATGTAGATGCATTAAAAAAATTAGGTGCTGTTAAGGATGAGATAGGAGACCTTAAGGACCAAATACAAGGTTTTGCAGGTGCTGACAAAAAAATATCAGCAGTTACAAATGTTGTAGGTGGATTGGCAAGTGGATTTCAAGCTGCTCAGGGTGCTGCTGCTATATTCGGTACAGAAAGTGAAAACTTAGAAAAAACTTTATTAAGAATACAAGCTGTGATGGCTTTCACTCAAGGTATTCAAGGTATTGCACAATTAGGTGATTCTCTTTCTGTATTAGGTAATGTAATAAAATCAACAGAATTAGGAGCTAAGGCTGCTGCTGTTGCTCAACGTATTTGGAATCTTGCAATTGCAGCAAATCCAATAGCTTTAATAATAGCAGGTTTAACAGCATTAATAGGTGTAATAGCAGTTTTTGTTTCTTCAAGTGAAGATGAAACTGAAGCAATGAAAGAATCAATTAAGCAAAGAGAAAGAGAGCTTGAATTGATGAATAAAACTGCAGATGCATTAAAATCTGAAAACAAATTTAGATTAGATTTAGCTGCTGCACAAGGAAAAAGCGCAGCTGAATTAGCTAAGCTAAATGAAGAATTATCTAGGAATGAAATTAAAAATATAGATAAAAGAATAAAAGAAAACAAAAGACTATTTGATCAAAGATTAGTCTTAATGAAAAATACAAGTGATGAAGAATTTATAGATTTACAAAAAGCTAATAGTGAAACTTTAGCAGAAATGCAAAGATTAGCAAATGAAAGATTAGATATACAAAGAAGTTTAAAAATTCAAGAGGCTAAATTAGAAACAGAAGCTAATAAAGCATCATCAGAAAAAGCAAAAGAAAGAGTAAAAGAAATAAAAGATGATTCAGGACAAAGACAATTAGAAGAAAATCAAAGATTATATGATGAATGGTTAGAAAGTCAAAGAATATCTGATGAGTTACATGATCAAGCAAGAGCAAAAGAACAAGAAAGACAAAAACAATTACAAGATGATTATGAATTAACTGCTAAGCAAAATGATGAATTTAATTACAAATTATATTTAGAACAGAAAAAAAGAGATGAAGATTTAATTCTTAATAAACAAAAAGCAAAAGAGCAAGAAGTTGCATTAACATTACAAGGTCTTCAATCAATTCAATCTTTAGCAGATGCTTTTGCAGGTAAAAGTGAAGCAAGTCAAAAGAAAGCATTTCAAATTAAAAAGGCTGCAAGTTTAGCACAGGCAACCATTGAAACTTATCAAGCAGCACAATCAGCATTTGCAAGTCAAATGGCAATACCAACACCTGATGCACCAATAAGAGCAAACATAGCAGCAGCAATAGCAATAGCAAGTGGATTAGCACGAGTAGCTGTAATTGCAAAAACTAAATTTGAAGGTGGCGGTGGTGGAGGAGCTACAGGTGGAGGAGCAGGAAACTTAGGAACGTTCACACAAGGAGGTGGAGGTGGTCAACCTCCACAAGGATTAACATCACAAAACACAGTAACTCAACTTAATCCTGATGGCACAGTAGCAGGACAAGGACAAAGACAAGCAGCTCCAATGAAAGCGTATGTTGTTGAGAGTGAAAGTAGAGCAGTAACAGAAAGAGTAAACAAATTAAGTAATAATTCAAAAATAGGATAACATGGAAAATTTACCAGTTTATAAATTAGTAATTGATGATAGTGATGAACTTGGAGTTGAATACATCGCTTTAGTAGACCAACCTGCAATAGAAACTAATTGGCATGCATTTAAAGAACATCAATTTGAAAGTTACACAGACTATCCAAAACAAGCAAGTGAAAACGCAAAGATAGCTTTAAGATATGCAGAAGAAAATGGATGGGGTGATTGTGGAGAGGCCACCGGGAAAGCTCGTGCAAACCAGTTAGCAAAAGGTTTACCCATCTCGAGAGACACGATTGCACGCATGGCATCATTTGAAAGGCATAGACAAAATAGTCAAAAGGCATTAGGCGATGGTTGTGGAAGATTAATGTGGTTAGCATGGGGTGGTGATGAAGGAATAGAATGGGCGCAAAGAAAGTTAGAACAAATTGATAGAGAGAAAATGGTTGTTAATCCAAGAGCAGGAGAAACCAAAGACGAATTTGTTTCACGTTGCATTTCAGTTGAAATAGGAAACGGAAAAGAACAAGACCAGGCTGCTGCTATTTGTTATTCAAAATGGGATGAACAAAGCATGAAAGGTCAGTTCAAATTCTTTGCAGATAAAGAACGTAGATTAATTAGTGGTGCACTCATGATTTCAGATTTACCTATTTATAGAGCAGATGAAAGTGGCGAGTACTATGTGGTATTTGACAAAGAGCAGATAGAAAAAATAGCACAGCGTTTCTTCAAAAAAGGATTTACTCATAACGTAAACATGATGCATGATAGTGAAAGACAAGTTGATGGTGTTTACATGGTTGAATCTTTTATTATTTACAAAAAAATAGGTATCAAAAAACCCGA